CAACGTAACTTGTGGCATCGGGTAAACCAGTACCGTCTTCTACTTTAAATGACATAGTGAACTCCTAAATGTTTAAAACAGTGTAAAACAAAAAACCCCTGTACGCAATTATACAGGGGTTTAAAATAAGCTTGCCATAAACATATAAAATGCTCTAAAACCCGTTAGGTTTCATTGCACCGTGTTGAGGTGGGTGTTTATCCCAAACATCTGCACCCTTACGGGAGTTAAGGTATAAAACAGCTTTGAGGTTTGAAGGCCAACCTTTAGGGTATAAAGGCTTAGAGACAATCTTATTTATACGCATAAATCACCTAAAGCATGTCGTTTAAGCCAGTTTTAAGCGTATTAGCTTCTTCAGCAGATAAGCCCTGTGCGATTTGGCGCAGTTGGTTAACTTTGCCAGAATCTTTAGCTCTTTGCTCAGCTTGTGACTTTTGGAAAGCCTGAATCATTGTATGTGCTGGAACAGCTTTTTCGTTCTTCTCGCGTTTAGTACGGAAGAAGTCAACACGTTCTTGTGCAACATTAAAAGCGTTCTGTGCTTCAGCAACCATTAAGCGAGCTTTTACAAGGTTAGCTTCAGCTTCTTCTTCTTCGCTTAATTCACCTTTAGTGACCACATTAACTTCTGCGTCTTGCTCACCGCTTTCAGTTAACGTATCACCTTCAACAGCTTCATTAACTTCACCAGTTGCTTCACCTGTTTGTGGTTGGTTCCAAGAGGTAGCTTCCACAGTTGTATCTTCATCAGCTTCTGCTTCTTCAGTTACAATTTCAGGGTTGTTACGGTTAAAGCTTTTACACACGTTAAAAATATCAGCACGTGTAACAGACTCACCATTTAGCTTGGCTTTTAACACATCCAAACGCGGTAATCCGTCTTGTGTCCAATGCTCGTCGTTAGTAGTATCCAAACTTCCTAACGCTTCAATTAAATTTTGTGACATAATATGCACTCCGAATAAAAAGGTTTAAGGGGTTTTTACACCCCTTATACAATTACACTTGATTAAAATTCACGTGTAATTAAACGAGCCATTTTGATTTGCTTACGTTCAGGGTACACACGTAACCATGAATCTTCGTTAGCAAGGTTGCCAGCGGTAGCAGCGTTAGACGGACCACCATCGTTTGGATTGGTTGCAAACTTGTAACCAGTCGGGTGAATACACCATTCAACACGGTTGTAAAGAACTTCAGAACCGCCACCTTTACCAGACGCAGCTTTACGTTCTGTTTCAGTAGGAACTTTTGGAGAACCTGCACCGAAGCGGAATGCACCTGCACCGAATAACCAAGTGTGGAACACGCCTGCGCCATCTTTAGTAACACCGTCATCTACAATAACTTGGCGCCCTAAGAACGTTGGGATACGTACTTCACCACGAGCATCTGGAATGAACTCGATAAGGTTGTTCTTTTGCATACGTGCGTAAACAATAGAGTGAACCATTACCATGCCTAGATCTTCCATGCTGTCACCCATAGTAACAGCAGCATCGATAAACGCCGGAGCGCTAAAGTCGGTAACACCTTTGCTATAAGGAATAGCAGTACCAGCACCATCAAAAGCAATGTTATTAGTCATATCACCTTTGTGAGGATTACCAGCTTTATCATTCGCTGCGTAAATACCATTCACTGTAGAAACAAACGCAGCTTGTAAACGGCGTGACCAGTAAGAACCAACACGGTTCGCAATTGACGTCATTGGGTCAGCACCCGCAAGGTCAGCAGCTAAATCCGCAGAGCTCCAAGATTGGTTACGTGATAAACGCACAGCGCTTTCTTTACCTGTACCAGTTTTCTTAGGTTTACTGTTAGCAGTACCGCCAGTGAAAGAATCATCTTCTTCATCGGAAGAAATATTCTCTTCGTCATTGTCCAAATCGCGGAACGATGGGATATTAAACGTATTACCACCACCAGCTAGTTTTTCAGCAATCATCGGATCGGATACCATTGCACCAGAACCAATAAGGCGTGACTTCTCTTCAGTGATTTGTTGTACGTAAGGTGTAAAAATTTCAGGTACTACCACATCTGCAACAGCAGTAGAACCATCAGCACCCGCTAACATTGAGCGTTTAAGTGCAAGGTTTAAATTCAATTTCTTAGCCATAATTTCCTCCATTGGGATAGGCATCATTAAAATAAAAGGTGTATGTTTAATGTGAGCAGCTAATCCCATGATTACCGCTAAAACAAAAAAGCAACCTTCACCATCACGGTTCCAGTTGCTTTATGGTATAAAATGCGCCGTTAGATGCGCAAGTATAAATTTTTATTTATTTACTAGCTGGTTTCGGTGCGCCGATTTTAGTACCAGCCTGCGCAGCAAGTTGTTCAGCTTTAGTGCGGTTCTCGCGTAAAATGCGACCCTGTTCGGTCATGTTCCATGAATCCGCAGACCAAGGATTTGCACCGCTTACGCCTTTGCCACCTTTACCCATATTAGGCAAGTTAGATTGTGGCCAGTAATAAGGCTTACTTTGTTGCAATTCAACTAACCATACTTCAGGGCTTACGCCTGGAGTTACGTTTGGAATACCTGCTTTAGCTACCACGTCACCATTTTCATTCTTTTCAAAAATAGAACGTGCCATAAACTGAATGTCTTCAACTGCTTCAGGTAATACTTTAGAGTTTAGCGCGTACTTGCCAACGGTGTCGTTTATATCACGGTGTACTTCGCGTGTTTGGTATTCACCTAATTGACCACGTAATTGTTCCAGCTCACTTTCATAGCTGCTTAGCTTGCGCTGTAGCGGTGCTGTTTCTTGCTGCAAACGTCCTGCAATTTGTTCGTCTAAATTATCAGCACCTTTAGCGGCAGCTTCAAGCGCAGGCAAACGGTCTAAGTCTGCCAACACATCATCTACGCTCTTGTCGCCAAATTTGCCAAGCATTGAACGAACTTGCTTATGGTCGTTGCGTTCTTTTTCAAGCGCACCTTGCAGACGGTTAATGTCGTCTTGTGTCTTTAAACCAACAACTTTAGATAAAACAGCTTTACCGTCTTGCTCACTATATAGCGAACGGAATGTTTCAGGTACTTCATCTAAACTACCATAAGAAGTGTTTAGCATAATGTCATCATTACCGATAATCATTGTTGGCATAAACGCTAAAATAGAATGTGCTAAAATTGTCTTCTTCATTGTATTACCTTATCTAACCCATGTTAGAAGTTAAGCAGCTTTTGAAAGCTTGTTCAAATCTGCAATTGTTAGTTCGTACCCATCAGTGGTGACGAATTGACTTAGTTTTAAATTACCTTGACGGAAAATGTTCGCTTTAGCAACACCAAGATATTCATTCTGGAACGCGTCCGTTTGGTTACGTAAGAACGTGTCAAACGTTTGCGTCGCAGGAACCTGACCTACCTTTCTACGTGTTTCCTTGCGAGCCCATGTATTATACGCACCTTTATAACCGCGCGGCAAGTCCTTATAGCTTTTGATTGTCCCCAACCCATTTTCCTCAGCAAACTTATCAAGGAACTCACGGTTGGATGACGCGTCAAAACCACGTTTATTAAGAACTTCAGGGTTAAGATATGGAATGCGTAAACTACGACATCTAAAGTGTAACGGTGGAATCGGACCCTTACCTCTAGGGAACGTCTTACCGTCTAGGCTAGCGCATTGTTTTGTAGTACGTATGTCCAATGTGGCCACATAATACTCTTCTTCAATTATGTCGCTGTTTGCAGCGTAAAGGTCTTGTTTAACTTGGTTCCCTATACCGTTCGTTACTGTTAGGTATAATGACTCAAGCTGCTGAAATGCCTTACGAGCTTGCCCATCCTTATAGTCAAGTCCTGGCGTCCCCATTGCAGCACGTGCAACTTGACTAGGAGTTAAACCTTCCACCATACCGTTCTTGGCATTGCGCACAATACGCGAAACGTCTGCGTCAGCACTACCCTTCAACCAAGCGCTAAGCAACTCACCTTCAAAAGGACGTGTTTTAGCTATAGCATTCAAGTGACGTGCTGACAGTGGTTGTAACCCTAAACTAATGGGAAACGGCGCTTCAATTATCTTAATCATAGCAGCCGCTTCAATAGCAGCAAGACCAGCAAATTGCTCAGGCACTTCTTCTTGTATCTTTGCCCAAGCTTCCATCCGTAATTCTGTGACTTCAGCTTGCAATTCTTTAAAAAGTTTCTGTGCTTGTTTGCTGGTAGGGTTTAACCCCTCGTATTCTTCCGCATACGCTAACACAGCGGCACGTACACGTTTTTCCGTAGCTTTTAACAGCTTAGCACTGTCAAGCGTTATACCGCGAGCATAGCGCATTAGGTACGTTTGATGACGCACCATACCGTCGCGAATCTTTTCATTATACGTCATATCTGTTTGACGCATAGGCGTGGCGTTTTCACGCTTAGCTAAAGCATAAGCCTTTTCAGCCCCTTGGGTTAGCGCAGTCCGTGAAATGTCATTGTTAATATCTAAGTCGCCCATCCAGCTACTTTCTAAAAACAAATCCTTAAAACGTCTAAAGTCATCGCTAAGTACATAAGAGCGCACATCTTGCTCACTCATACCTTTTAACAATGTCCCGAACTCTTGGTACAAGTCACGGTGATCACTTTGAGCACCAATAACAAGGAGTTTATTTACACCACCTTCAGGAAAGAACCCCTTACGCAACCAAGCGTAACCCCCAACATCAAGATTCGCGCCCAACCTAATGTTAGACACACCCGCTTTGGACGCTAGCTTAACTGAAGCGTTCATTACATGTTGCGCAAGACCTTTACCTTGTAACTTATAGCTAAGCTCAAACAAACCATGTTCCAAAACGCCATCTTTTAGGTTTATACGTCTTTGTATTTCAACGCCAGGACCTTCAACATACAAGTCATATTTATCGTCACCATACGGTACAGCGTAAATCTCCCAATTCATTTCGTCAATGTACTTGGCACGTAATCGGGGGAGCTTTTCAGGGTACTTGGAAGTGATAGCAGCTTCTGCCATTTTAGGTATCATTTCTTCTACCATAGGCACATAAATATCAAGTATGCTTTCAACTAACCATTCGGGTAAATTATCAATTCCAGTTTCAATGTTAGCCACGGACGTCACTCTTTGCCTTACCGTCCTCAACAAAGACAGCTTCGAACGATTTAGCACCTATGGATTTCAGGTACTTTTTACGCTCTTCAACCTTCTTTCTGATTTCAGATGCGCGACGTTTTACAACGCCGCTATCATTTAAAATAACTGTAACAGACATAATTATACATCCAGCTTAGGAGCTTCTTCACCTATGTTAGCAAGCTCTTCTTCATACGTTAAATTAGTAAAGCCTTGCTCAGCCATCCAATTATGTATTGAAACGTCTGAAATAGGTGCGCCCTGTATTTTAGAAGCTACAATTTGCGTTAAGGTTAAACCGTCACCACTTGCATCAGCGAACTCTAGATTAGGTTTGACCACAATATCGTCAGGGTTATCGCCTACCCATACCGCTAGGTCACGTAAGACCTTTTCCAAACCCGCTGCACCTGTTTGGGCAATTTGCGGTAACGTTGCAGTCTGAGCAGCTACTCGGATTTTAAGGGCTTCTCCACTTTCCTGTCCACCACCTGACGCCATAAGTTTTGCCGCCTTCTTATCCGCCTTCTCGTAGTCGTTCTTGAGCGCCTCACGTTGTTCTGACAAGCCATCGCCACTCACCCCTATATACTTAGCATCGCCGTTAATAGGAACGTCAAGTCTTGCGCCCGCACCAGTACGTACAATCTCATCTTCATCAGGTGTTGCACCAATACGAACCAAGGTGTCTTGACCTTGCATAAATAGGTTTTGACGGTAGTCAGCTTCACCACGGTAAATGGCAAGCGCTAAACGTGCAAGCCCGTCTAAAGGTGGTTTGTCAGGTACGGTAGAAAGATCTTTGCTGTTAATGAAAGTGAAGGGAATAGTTTCAAGCGTTGTACCTTTAAAACTTAAAGCTTCAAAAGTAGCGTTCTTAAGTTCAAGGTTATCATCGTCTAACAGCGCGTACCCGTACACACCTTTTTCAAGCAACCCGTCTTCATCAAATCCAACAATACGTTCTTCACCGTTTATAAGCGCTAAAACACGAATCTTGTTTTGCCACTTCCAAGCGTAATCACCCGTCATTTCATAATTACTTTCATCTACTTCTAATAGACGTAAGTTTTGAGTAGACTCTTCGTTTGCAGTATCGTCCCAATTAAACAACGTGTTGTCGTTGTGGACAATAAGCTTAGGAATAATTTGATTATCTTTTTCTTCAATTACACCCAATAAACCTAGTCGCCCTGTGGTGAGCTGCATTGCGTTAATCTTACGCAACAACAACTGAATGTCTTCACCGTCATCGGTGGCACGTTCAAGTAATGCTTCAAGTTTGGGGGTTAGTTCAATTTGCGCTGGTTTACGGTGCATGACACCGACAGCACTTTCAACAGCGTCTGCAAATACGTCAGGGTAATAAGCTCGCGTTAAATAAGCATCGTACGCCAAGTCACCCGCATTATCATTACCCCCTCCGCCAAACCCGTCAGCTCTCATACCAGCAGTAGGCGGAAGGTATGTACTTCGCTTGTCTTTAATTGCAACTTCACCCGCGTAACTATCACGCCCTAAATCCCAAGCTTCAATCATTGCAAGGTATAAAGGATGCGTATTGCTACGGAGCGTTCTTTGCTTTTGTGTTATATCAACCATTCTAATAATGTCCTGTAGTTGAACCAGATTTAAACCTGTTACCGCAGCTTAGTATAACATAACGTGACTCATCTGCAATATGGTCTTCAGCGTCAGTATCCACATCGTCCATATCTACCGTATCACGCGGTAAACTTGGAACAGTGCGTATAAACTGGTCGCAATTTCTAAAAACAAATAAGCCAGGCTCTTCGCGTGGATAACCGTTCTCGCTTGGTTGTGCATTAGCGATTGCTATACGCATCATTTCCCAACCGCCTTTCCGAGTACCAGCAGATTTGTCAGCGCGTGTAAACTTAACACCCTTACGTACCTTACCATTTACGCGGCGTTTCTTTTCCATGTCACGTGCAATACATACACCATTAACATCATCCCATATACTACCATCAGCAGGGCCTGCCTTACACTTATGATGTATTCCCCATTTAAGCTCACGTGACGTTATACCTTCTGCAACCTTACCAGCAAGCATTCGTAAACCTTCATTTGGAACACCGTTCCAACCGTACCACTCAGCAATACGATAAACATCGCCCGGCACACTTGAACGCCACTGACCGTTGTGGTCAAGGTAATCAGACCCGTCTGACTCCATCCACCAACCAACACTGAAAGGTCTACTTGAACCCCAGTCAAAGGATCTAAATATACGCCAACCTTCAGGTGGCTCAAAAGGCTCTACAACGTTATGCTGGCTTGACCACACATCGTCAAACATACCACCGGACGTAATGTCCCAATTACCTTCAAGCCACGCTTTACGTTTGTTAGGGTCTGTAATTGACTCCAGCTCCAACACGTACTCTGCACTTAGGAACCTGTTTTCCTTATATGAACTAAAGATACGAACTTGTGTTTTTGTTACGTCACGTTTCTTGCCTAAGCGCGGGTCAAATACGTTACGGGTGTTCCGTACAACAACTCCAGCAGGGGCGGGATCTATAAAGCGTTGTTTCACCCAATTGTGTCCAACGCCGTAAGGATTTGTAGTAGAAAAAACTACCAACGGAAGTTCAGGTAATAACCCGTCAATAATATTACCTTCATTGTCAAAAGTCAGAAGACTTCTTGGCGTATGCTCCGCTGGTAGAAAACTTGAACGGTTGCACGACATAACCATGTCATACAAGTTTGAATTAGGTTGTTTGGTAAGCTCGTTCCAGCCAATAAATGGAAACTCTTGCCCGTGGTATTTCCAGTAGTCGTCTTCGGTCTTCATTTGACGGAATAGCAGCTCTTCACCTGTGGGCCATACCCACTTGTAATCACCACCACCCTTCAAGAATTTAGCACCGTCACCAAACTGCTGAAACCACCTTTGAGACTTAACTATCAAGTCATCTAAGTTTTTGTACTCTCTGTCGAATATTACACCGCGCCAAAACGCACCGTAACCAATACCAACAAACCTACGAAAGAACATTATTTGGTTGTCGGTTTTGCCACCCCCACGTGTACCTTCCATTAGAATATGGTTACACGGACAGCTAGTTGCCAACATTTGTGAGCCTGGCTGAGGTTGCCATATCACCTTATAATCATCGCTCACTAGTCAACGTCCACAATAAGTCCACCAACACCTTGCTCACCTAAAGGTAAATCTATGATGAATTTCATAACTTTAACTTTTTTGGTTTCACCTTCCGTTGTACCGACTCTCAAAGGGACATTCTCTATTGTTTTTAAGTATCCCCCCGAGTAGAATACAGCTTTATCATTTTGCTGCCAAGCATCGGCAACTTCTTTGGGCCACACATCATAGTCTGTGCGCCCTTGGTATTGGTTCTTACCTATACCGTAATAAGATGAATAAGAATGATTAATTAAGTACATTTCAAACACCCCGTCACCGTTAAGGCGTTTAATCCACGCAGGGGAAGGAATGTTATCTATATATGATTGTAGAACGTCAGAGTGTTTAACTTCACGTCTAACCTGCGCTTCAAGATCTAATATTCTCAAATTAGCTTTAGCAATTTGAGCTTGTAAATTGCTAATGGTACTGTCCTGAACCCGCATACGTTCTAGGGTTGAATTATAAACATCACTCTCTGAGGTTGTCTTTTGACCTTGGAACATAAAGTAAGATGCCATTATTGCACTTACAAGAGTTACACTGTTCGTTATAACTATTTGCTTCATATTCCCCTGACTAACTTCAGACATTCAGCCCCCTAATCTACTTGGTTATCTTTCCGGAAGTATCGGGCTACCCCGCCTCCACAATATAATGTAAAAACACAAATCACAGGCCAAAATACGTAATCACTCATTGCGAACGCCATAAAGTCCGTTCTAGCATCTATAGCTGTGATAACTTCGGTACATTCGTTTAGCTTGTTACAAACAGTTGTTACTTTTTTAGTAATAGCATAAACCCATATAGCAACGCAAAGGTTCATACCTACGAATAACCATAAGAACAAAGTACATGCAGCAATAACACGCTGAACAATTTTAAAAGGTGTCAAAAGCTTCAAGCGGTCTAGCGCGAACTGTGTAACAGTTAAGTTATTTTCAGCTTTCTCCGCGTCGCTATAATGCAGGTCGTTTACAAACCCGCCAAACTTCACAGCTAAGCCTGTGTCTTTATCTAATATATTATCTGAAGCTTTTTCACCCCAAGTTAACGGATTATACCAAGCCATATTACACCTCGTTTTCAGTTAGTAAATTGAACAACCAAGGGCGCACATCAAAGCATGGGCACTCTTTTATAAACTCTTCACTTGTAATCTTACCGTCCCCGTTTAAATCTTTACTGAAGTCCCTGTGACCACATACTTCCGCGTATGATATTTCGTGCGTTTCACATAGCTCAACAATCAGCGCATACAAAGCGTGGAACTGTGCGTCAGTGTAGTTGTTGGTCGCTTTACCTTCACGGTTTAAACCACCTACAAGACATATGCCAATATTATCTTTGTTGTAACCGTACACGTGAGCGCCTTGCTTAGTAATTGGTCTACCAGCTTCCACCGCACCGTCTGTACGAATAACAAAGTGATAACCAATATCGCTCCAACCTTTAGAGAGGTGCATTTGACGTATTTCGCTAGCTGTCAAATAACGACCTGTGCGTGAAGCGCTGCAATGTACTGTAATACGATTAGGGTTCATAATTACTCCGTCACTTGTTTCTTAAGATCCGCTTGTTGCCCAGCGGCCATTTTCTCCCAGTCCTCTGCACTACCAACAGCAGGGACTACCATAACGTTAGGAATTAGTTTATCGTCGTCTCTCTTCTCTTCTTTATCTAACTTGTAAATCTTTGCAAGAGCTGTTAAAGCGGATACGCGGGAATTGTGGGTAGCGCCAGGTCCTTTATAAAAAGCCTCACGGAACAAACCGGAAACTATACGTTGCTTATCGGTGTCCTCATTGTGGGGAACAAAGCCTGGAGGTAAATTTACGAGGTCTTCTTCTTGGCTTGCTTGAAGGTGTTTAGCACGAGCGTCTTCTGCATTTGTTATACCGCGTCTAACATATGGTTCTTCCATAAACTGCTTAGCGGTTTCTAGTGCAACCTCGTCAACATAACCAATACGCACACACGCAGCATACGAATTATAGTCTCTAAGGTACTCTACAATAAACTTATCGCGAAGCTCCTTATCTGATTTAGTGTAAGAAGCTTCGCCATTAATAAACGAATTAGGGTCGTAACTCATTTAATGGCTCCTATGACGGGGAAATTATCAAATTTATATTTGTTTCCAAACATAGTAGCCGAAAAAGTTAAACGCAGCAATAAGAACGTTTAACTCACTTGACAACTTTAGAAATCTGTGTCCCGTTTTAAATGTCTCATCTGTTTACGTAAAGCTGCGCGAAACAATTCATCAACTGTCCCTAACTTATCACGTAAGATCATTTCGCGTAACTTTGCACATTCTTCACGTCCTTGTTTAAGTGGTGTAAATTTTAAAGGTACTTCTGCACATTCATCGGTCATAGTTTGTATGGGCGGTAGACCTCCACCATGTCTTAGCATTTGCTCAAAGTTACTACCTTTCACAATATGCACTTCGGGTGTCGGGCTGCACGTAACACCATCGGTCTTAATAATTGCCCCGCCAGCTTTTGAGTTTCTACGCTCAACGTTTGTGTCAACCAACTTAGCAGCAATTAACGCTTCAACCACAAACTGATCCATTCGGATGTCTGTATTGTTGTACAACCATGCAAGGTAGCCAGTTCCTAAAGGACTCTTTAACAGTTCCCCACCTGTACAACCTTTGAACTTTCCAAAAGTTAACTTTTCACGCAATTCTACAATATTACCCATTTTAAACTCCCTATATGCGCTTGTAACGCGTTTAAACCGCTTTAGGTTGCATAAGCTACCCGTTACCCGTTTAAAACGCTGTACGTTGCGTATGTTTACAATAAAACCCGTTTAAGGGTGCAAGTTTGGTGAACAATATAGTGACCACATTATTCACCGCGTTAATAATGTTACAATAACTAAGCTTTGAACCTTCTACTAGACTAACCGCAGTTCGTAACCTTGTGGCACACAAAAGTAACCTGTTTTGTGCCATCACTTTAAGTATCATAGAGTCCAACTTAAGTTACTGTTATATATAAACAAAATATATATAAATATACTAATAAACATAAATGGATAGACACCTATATAGTGATTCGTAACCTTGTACATACACATACATATATGAACTTTTAAAGGGGGTATACACCCGAAATCAGGTTACGAGGTTACGAATCGGCTTTTTCTTATTAAAAACAAAGGGTTACAAGGTTACGAGCGTGTTTATTTAGTGTGCCAAACAAACAGCTGATTTTAAGTATCCTTGAAACCCTTAACATATCTATTGATCCTTTGCTAACCCGTAACCTGATTTTAAAAACTGGTTGAACATATCAAAGGTAATAATTTCACAACCTTGCTTAAGCGCTTCCTCAACTTCAGCAGCGTCCCAACTAACCATCACACTATCTGAAGGATCATGCTGAAGGAACTGTGGTTCAATGTCTAAACGCCACTTGTCAAAACGGGGTGAGCGTGGTATGTCCTGGCCTGGAATTGGTACACCAACAAACTGAACACACTTGCCTTCATAGTAACCTGCGTCCTCCCATATGCGCATACGATCGGGATCGGTTAAACCACGTGTCAAAGCAACCTTGTGAACCTTGCCAAGCTGTGGTGTGTATACAAGCGCATTTTGTGCCATACCAGCACCCGCTTTCATGTCCTTGTTTTGTTTCTTGTGTAAGTAACCAAGTTCATTCACTGTGCTTTCACATAGGTTGTGCTGGCGCTCGATTATTTGCAGCACTACCGCGTCATAAGTTTCTTCAGGTTTGATACGGGTAAAGTATTCTTGCTTCAGCGTACTGCGCCCCAGCTTGTAAGGTAGCTCAGCAGCTTTTAAGCAGAACCCTTCGTAACCGTTTTCAATAGCCCATAAGTAAGCGTTACGTATGTCGTCAGGACCCTGCATAAGCGTCTGTGGGCAGCTTTTAATGCACTGCACACCCATAGCCTGTAACTCTGCAACCGCGTGGTTGTAAAAGCTTACACGCTCTTTAAACGTAGCGTCTGGCATAGCTGGTACATAACAGTCAAATACATGAAACTCAAGCTTATTGACGTCTATGTTACCTTCGCCACGTATGCAGCTATCAATACGATTAAACGTCCAACCATGTACGTAGAACTCACCCTCTAAAGTGATACCCTTTTGCGCACAGTAACCTTCAATATCTGCAAACTCCTGGCGCTGGTACATTAGCGTATTATTGACAGGTTTTAAGCTACGCCCAACCAACCCTTCGTCGTGTGTAAATATACCGCGTACACCCTCAAGCTTTAACGATCCTAGCTGAGGTTTCTTAAGGTCTTCGGGTTTGCTGTTTACTGCCAGCATTGGTTTAAAATTACTCATTGTTATACTCCTAAACTATTTTCCACTCACCACCAGTGTACACGTCAAGCTTTGACACGACCTCAATGGCAACACCTAAATCACCGCTCGCAACCATAGCACCTAATGCAATTAAGCCACCATGTCCAAACGCTGCATAATCTTCCTTAACCTCACACACTATAAGCTTTTCACCTTCTAGCTCTACTGTGTAAAACTTACCATCCACCCGAGCTAGACAGCAGTCATATTTTTCAAAAGCTCGGTTTGAAACAACATCGCCTTTATTGTAAAGTTGAATCGCGTGTTCCGCTTGAATAGCTTTAGCCTTAAGATTACCCATACTTCCAGCAAAACCATATTTAGAACCATCAAGGTCTATAATCTTGTCTGCGTGATCCATAGCGACAGTTCCTTGGTAGTTAGTTAAACCGTCCACGGCAAGCAACTCTTTAAACTTGATTAATGTGGTCATACTGTTTCCTCCATTTGTTTTTTTGGTGCAACGGTTAACATTACTTCAGCTGCGTCAGTTAAGCAATTGCGACACAGCATAATGTTAAAGCGTTCTTCAATTGTTTGTACAGGTACGCTGACAAAGTGGGGTGCCTGCTCGTTACAACAAGCACACACGTCATTGAACGTACAAGGTTTAACAATTTTGATATGTTTCTTCATTTTATTTCCTCAATAAAAAGGGGGTGAACTATTCACCCCCCTATACTAAAGCAATTATGAATTGAGTCAAGTGCTTTGTTGTTTCTTTTTGCGTAGCTGGTACAAACCCTTCAAACTAATAGCTATCCAAAACACTTC